GCACCTGGAGCTGGTGGAGCAGGAACTACAAACACAGGTGGCGGAGGCGGTGGTGCTTCAAGACAAGGACCAGGATCAGGAATACCAGGAACAGCAGGAGGTGCAGGAGGTTCAGGAGTAGTAATAATAAGATATAAATTTCAATAATGACTAGTACAATTAAAGTAAATAAACTAGAACAAAGAACAGGGTGCACAGCCACAGTCGGTGGTGGTGCTGGTAAAACTGTTACTGTAGATGCTACTACGGTTACACTTGGAAGATGTGGTGGAACAGTTTCATTAGCGTCAGGTGCCTCCCAATCAGGATTTGGTAGAACAGGAACTGTAGACTGGCAAACAGGAGCAATTAAAACAGGAGATTTTAACGCTGTTGATGGCCAAGGTTTTTTTGTAGACACTAATGGCGGTGCCGTCGTAGCAACATTACCTTCAGGAAGTGCAGGTTCAATAGTTTCATTTCAAGATTACAGAAATACATTTGACTCAAATAGATTAAGAATAGTTCCACAAAGTGGACAAAAAATTAATGGTGGTGGTGATGGATTAGGCGTCAACATAACTACAGAGGGAAGAGGAGTTACTTTTGTGTACATTGATTCAACAGTTGGTTGGAGATCTGTGCAAGACAATGATTTTTCACTGGAGGGAGCTAGTTTTATTTGTGCGTCAGGTGGAACCATTTCATGTTCAGGAGATTTTAAAATACATACTTTCACAAGCACAGGCACTTTTGTTGTAAACTCGTTATCAGCGGATGCACCAAATAATTTTGTATCTTATGCAATAGTCGCTGGTGGTGGTGGCGGATCAGGAGGAACTGGTGGTGGAGCTGGAGCTGGAGGATTTAGAGAATCTAGAGCTGCTAATGATACTTATAATGTTAGTCCGTTAAACGCTTCATCTGGTCCAACATATAACATTCCTGTAGTTGCACAGACTTATCCAATTACAATAGGAGCAGGAGGAAGAGGTGGTGGTTATGGACCAAGTGCTTCTAATCCTGCCGCTAGTGGAGCTAATAATGGTAGCCCCTCAGTTTTTAATTCAATAACATCTACAGGTGGCGGTGGTGCCGGAACAGGCTCACCAAGTTCAAGCACTGATGGTCAACCTGGTGGTTCAGCTGGAGGAGGAAATGGTGGTTATGGAGCACCTTGTTATCCTGGTGGTGCTGGTACTGGTAACACACCTCCAGTTTCTCCCCCTCAAGGAAATAATGGTGGAGGAGGTGTAGTTGTTACTCCTGGCGCTGGCGGTGGTTACGCTGGTGGCGGTGGCGGTGGAGCGACTGCTGCTGGAGCAGCTGCGGTTAGACCTTCCGGCGCAGCTGGAGATGGTGGAGCAGGTGCTTCAACTAGTATATCAGGTTCATCAACAGCTTACGCTGGCGGTGGTGGTGGAACTGCTGGAAACCCGACTGCTAATCACGGATCTGGTGGATCAGGAGGCGGTGGTGCTGGCGTAGGACCTAATGTATGTGGAAATGCAGGAACAGCTAACACAGGTGGAGGTGGAGGTGGAATCGGTAGTGCTTGTGGTTCAACACCCCCTAGATTAGGTGGATTAGGAGGTTCAGGAGTTGTAATAATAAGGTATAAGGCACAATAATGGGTACAATTAAAGTAAATAAAATAGAAAAAGAAAGTGGATCTACAATCACATTAGGTGGCGCTTGCACAGCTGTAACTTTAGCTTGTGGTGCTACACAAACAGGATTTGGTAGAACTGGAACAGTTGACTGGTGTACGACAGCTAAAACATCTCCATTCACTGCAACTAGTGGTGACGGATTTTTTATTAACACAACGAGTGGTGCAATTACAGTAACACTACCCGCTTCACCTTCAGCGGGAGACATCGTAGCTGTAAAAGATTACACAGGCACAGCAAGTTGCAATGCAATAACTATTGGTAGAAACGGTTCTAAAATTAGAGGCGCTTGTTCATGTGTTTCAATAAATCAAAACAACGCAGGAGCACAACTTATTTATGTTGATGGTACAGAAGGTTGGCAAATTTTTCAATGTGGTTCTGATTCCGATTCAACAGCCACTTACATACAAGCAACTGGTGGAACCATTTCATGTTCAGGAGATTTTAAAATACATACATTTAATAGTAGTGCAAATTTTGTAGTAAGTTCAGTTGGAAATGCAATAGGTGGTGGAGACAAAGTTTCTTACATGGTAGTAGCTGGTGGCGGTGGCGGTTCAAGAGGAGCTGGTGGCGGCGGTGGAGCTGGTGGATTTAGAGAAGGTAAATGCACGTCAGATCCTTATACAGCGAGTCCATTAGATGCTGGTGAAGGTTTACAAGTTTCAGCTACAAGTTTTCCAGTAACAGTTGGAGCAGCAGGAGCTGCGAGTCCTAGTTGTGATTCAACAGGAGGAAGTGGTACTAGTTCAACTTTTTCTTCAATAACTTCTGCTGGTGGTGGTGGCGGTAATATGAATAAAACAAACCCACCTATATCACCTGTTAATGGTCATGGAATACCTGGAGGTTCAGGCGGAGGTGGTGGTAGTGGATCAGCAACGGGTCCAGCAAGACCAGTCTCAGGTGGATCTGGGAATACTCCTCCCGTAAGTCCCCCTCAAGGAAATAATGGTGGTGGAGGTTCGGCAGTTGATAATACAGGTTCTGGCGGTGGCGGTGGTGCTACAGCTGCAGGTTCACAAGGTGGTCCAGGAGCACCAAGTCCAGGAACTTGTGGAGTAGGTGGTAATGGCGGTGCTGGGGCAACCACAGTTATTACAGGTTCACCAGTCGCTTATGCAGGTGGTGGAGGCGGTGGTAGTGGTAATAGACCAAATGGCTCATCAGGTGGAACTGGTGGCGGAGGAAATGGTGGATATGGTCCAAGTACAAATGCAACAGCAGGAGGAACTAACACCGGTGGTGGTGGTGGCGGAGGTGGTTATTCTTCTTCATCTTTAGGTCAAGCCGCAGGTGGATCAGGGGTAGTAATAATTAGATATAAGTTCCAAAATTAATGGTTTTACATAAATTAAAAAATATAATATAAGGAGAAACATTATGGCACATTTTGCAAAACTAGGAATAAACAGTAAAGTCATGTCCGTGCATGTTGTTGCTGACAAAGATTGTCAGAATGCAGACGGTATTGAAGATGAAGAAGTAGGTAGACAGTTTTTAGAACACATACACAACTGGCCACTTTGGAAAAAAACATCATACAACACCTACGCTAACAAACACAATTCAGGTGATGACTCTAAAGCATTTAGAGGCAACTATGCTGGTATAGGTATGATTTACGATGAAGATAATGATATTTTTATCGACAAAAAACCTTATGCTAGTTGGGTGCTTAATAAAGCAGAAGCAAGATGGCAGTCACCAGTAGGTGATGCTCCAGCGTTATCTGAAGAAGAACAAAAAACTCACATATATGAGTGGGATGAAGACAACGGGAGTTGGAATAAAATAGAAAAATAATTTATGCAGAAGGTGGTGCTGTCAGAAATTAGTCTCATTTATGGAGAAATTAAAACTCCAAAAGGTTTTGAAATAGATCGAACAAAAATAAAAAACGATATTATTTCCTCTTTTATAAAAGAAGACAGAATTAGTCAGAATAATAAAGATTATTCTTATCAAGACTATAAAGTTCCTTTTTCTTTACCTCTCCAATGGTTAAAAGATTATTTAAGAGATCACGTTAATCTAGAACACAATATAACTCTAATTCCAAAAATAGATTCTGGACTAATTCTTAATCCAAAAGAAAAGTCTTTTTTAAGAAACCAAGTTGACCCCGTAGACTTAAGAAACTCAGCGGATTATACATTAATCTATATTGTGGACTGCGAAGAAAAATCTTGTGAACTTATTATTGAATTTGATGATAATAGAAGAAAAGGCAGAACTTGGCACGTCCCTATTAAAAATAATTGTTTTTACATATTTCCTGCTACACAAAAATATTTTATATCTGAAAATAAATCAAAAAAAATAAACGTTTTTTTAATTATGACTTATGAATATATCTAATTATTATTGGTACTTTCAATCTGTTATACCTCCAAGAATTTGTGACATGATTGTGCAATATGGTAAATCAGAAAAACAAAGACAAATCATGGCTATCACAGGTGGTTATGGTAGAGATAGAGATTTAAATAAAGATCCTCTTAATAAAAAAGAAATTAAAAATTTACAAAAGAAAAGAAATTCAAACATTGTTTGGATGAACGATCGTTGGATTTATAAAGAAATTCAACCTTATGTACGCCAAGCAAATATAAATGCAGGTTGGAACTTTGAGTGGGATTGGTCAGAATCTTGTCAGTTTACAATATATAAAAAAGGTCAATATTATGATTGGCATTGTGATAGTTGGGATAAACCTTATGCAGAGGAAGGACCAACAAAAGGTAAGATTAGGAAACTATCTGTTACTGTAAGTTTAACAGATCCAAAAGAATATAAAGGTGGTGAATTAGAGTTTGATTTTAGGAATGGAGATCCTGATAAAAAACCTAATATTAGAGCATGCACAGAGATATTACCAAAAGGCTCGTTGGTTGTATTTCCATCTTTTGTATGGCATCGAGTCAAACCAGTAACAAAAGGAGTAAGGCATAGTCTAGTAATATGGAATCTAGGTTATCCTTTTAAATAATATGATACAAGGCGGAAGTAGTAAACCTAAAGGACATGTAGATTTTCAATCTGCATTTCATTTTCAAACACCATTGTGGGTTGCAGAAGCACCTATGTTTTTAAAAAATACAATTAAAATAACAGATAAATATATTAAGAAAGCTGAAAAGCTTTTAAAAGATAAATTAAAAAATGACCCTAAGTGGAAAAAAGATATAGGCACATTTGGTTTATCTAAACATAGTGAAAGTTTTTCTGAGGACCCTAAAGTTAAAGATCTAGTTCAATTTATAGGACAACGATCTTATGAATTTTTAGATTGGTCAGGATTTAATTTAAAAAACCATAGCCTACACTTTACAGAATTTTGGGTTCAAGAGTTTAGCGAAAAAGGTGGAGGACATCACTCAACTCACACACATTGGAATCAACATGTGTCGGGTTTCTATTTTTTAAAGTGCTCTGAAAAAACATCTTTTCCAATCTTTCATGATCCAAGACCTGGTGCAGTTATGACTAAGTTACCATTAAAAGATGAAAAACAACTCTCAATGGGTTCAAGCATGGTAAACTATAAACCTAAACCAGGGACAATGATTATCTTTCCAGGTTATGTTCCACACGAATATGCAGTGGACCCAGGTTTAGAGCCTTTTAGATTTATACATTGGAATATTAAAGTTGTTGAAACAGGAATATCAAAAGAGAGGAGTATGAAAAATGAGCTTTAAAAAAAACAGATATGTTGTAATCAAAGAGGCCGTCCCAAAACAAGTGGCTGAGTTTGTTTATAATTATTTTTTACTTAAAAGACAGGTAGCTAGAACACTGTTTGATCAAAAATATATATCAGAATTTACGGAAGAGTTTGGTGTGTGGAATGATACACAAGTGCCTAACACTTATTCTCATTATGCAGACATAGCTATGGAGACTTTACTTATGAGAACCTTGCCTATTATGGAGAAAAAAACAGGTTTAAAATTATATCCTACATATTCTTACGCAAGAATATATAAGGCAGGTGATGTTTTACATAGACACAAAGATAGATTTAGTTGTGAAATATCTACGACATTAAATCTTGGTGGTGATCCATGGCCTATATATCTAGAACCTAGAAAGAACGTAGGTGTGCCTGATGGTAAAAAAATAACTGTGTCTAGCAGTAACAAAGGCGTTAGAGTTAATTTAGCACCCGGAGATATGTTAGTTTATAGAGGCATGGAATTAGAACACTGGAGAGAAGAATTTCAAGGCGATAACTGTGCTCAAGTTTTTCTACACTATAACGACCAAAAATCTAAAGATGCGGATAAAAACATAAATGATCGAAGACCGCATTTAGGACTTCCAGGCTGGTTTAAAAAGTGATATATCCTTATACTGGAGAGAGTGTCACCACCATAACACCACACTCTCTCCTGTTTAAGGATAAATTATGTTAGG